CAGACTGGTCGGAACCACGATCTTTGTATCGTTGTTCTAGGACTTCCTTAGTGGTCTTCAAATAGAGCACCTGAAGGTCGGTGTTCGGTAGTCCCATGGCGAACTCCAAGAAAGACTGATTAAAAACTCGGTCTCCCTCGAATAGGATGTTACAGTTATGAGTCTGAATCCACTTCTGCAACTCAGGCTGAACTGCCATCGATAGGCGATCTGTTCCAGCAAAGGTTTCACCCTCTTGATATTTACCAAGAATATAGAGATCCATCTCTTCATTATATAATGCCGAGACCAGTTTGGCTGGCTCTACTTCGATCCATGTTTTACCTTCAATAAATTTACGGAATAGAGTGGTCTTGCCAGTTCCAGGTTGACCACCTACGGCAATCAATTTACGAGTTTTCATAGGGTTGGTTACCTTTACAATATTAATAGTGTCACCGACACCGAATCTATCATTAAACATTTCGTGCTTCTTGTATTAAATCTTTCAGTTCACCTTCAGTGAACACCCATACTCTTCCGAGAAAGTGATGAGTGTCGCTATCAACATTATGTTTTTTAGTGAATGTTGCTTTCTTAATTATATCTCGTGCAAGATTCTTAGACAAATTTTCTTTAATCTCATCTGCATAGGTTGGTACAGTTTCTTTGAGTTTGGCTAACTCGAACTCTGCTACCTTATGTTCAACTGTAATTTTATTGAACGAATGAGTATCAAGAAAGTCTTCCATATCGAATCCACCGAAACCTAAACTACTAGAAGATATAGTACCAGAAGAAACTGTAACGCTTCCTGTTGATATACCACCATTACTAATCGTTATAGTATCATTAGCCATAGATCCACCAATTACTGTAGTCATGTAAACATCTCCAATCCATTTAATATAGGTTCTTCATCTTCAAACATCCAATCCATATTCTGCATTTTACCAGTGTTAAGGAAGGATGTAAATTTCTCTTTATCAATACCATGTTTATGGTCTAATCTAAAGTCAATCGTTTCTTCTCTTGATTGCCATAGAACATTCCAATCAATACCATACCAACCATCTTTCTCGCACTGCATAATTTCTTCTGCTTGTCTGTCAAGATAGTATCCAAGATATCTTCCATGACTCTTTCTGAAGATTTTCTTGAAAGAACACAGACAGGTTTCCATGGTAAAGTAATCTATTTGGGAGTCCAGTTCTGGAAATCTCGCTTTCGTTTCACTGAGAATTTCCCTCGCTTGTGCTTCCAGATTTGAATAATCGACTCCAGTGAGTTTTCTATCCATATCGTTATCCCTCCCAATGGCGAGAAGTAATCCATTACGATGAGAGCGAGAGCCATCATAATCATCCAACATGAGGCTAGTAGGAGTGATATGCACACCAGCAGTATGCTTAAGATGCTGAAGATAAAACCAAGTGGAATAACGACCAAACTTATGCAGCCCAGACTTAATGCCTGTCCAGAGATTATTAAAGTTCTCTTCCTCAGATTGTCCATAGTATTCTTCCAATTTTTCTCGTTGTGTCTTATTACCAATAAATTGCTGATAAGAAGCAAACATTGCAGGAAGGTGTCCTTTGTTCCACTTTGTATCAGTTTGATATCTTAATCGTTTATAGTTGGCAGTGTTCCATTGAGTCATACGATCAACTGTTGCCAACTCGAAGTCAGGAAACTCATTCATGAGAATCCAAGCAGTTGGAAGATAGTATGTATTACCATACAACCAACACAACCACAACTTTTGTTCATCGTTATGTTCGTATCTTTTGTTTAGGTAGTTCGTTGCCCATACTGCTGGATCGCAATCGTCATATTTTAATGACCAAGCATACCAGCGAATGAACGCTTCTCTACGATTTTGTTCTAATCTATAATCAAGCATACCATCTCTTAAATGAGAACTCTGGAACATCCCAGCATAACTGGTTTTCCCATCTCTCGTTTTTATAAAACAATTCGTCTTTAATATCTTTTAAATTTACAATGGCATATGTGCCAGTGAATAACCCAATTAGAAAACAATAGGATGCGCCATCGTGTTTTAATGCGTGATCAACCTTATGTCTTTTGATAGTTGCCTTGCCCTCACCAGTTCCACACTGAACATCAATACGAACATCAGCAGTTCTATCAATCAAATCTGCATCACCTGTTCTCTTAAATGTATCAATGCTTGTTAGATCATCTCCACCATTTCTTTCGAGTTTACCCAATATCAATTTATCAATAATAAATGGAGTGAATATCTTTTCAGATAGGTAACCAAGCATCCAGTTATAATAAACATCTTCCATGGCACGACCATTGTTTCTCATACGAGGAAGAATATTGTTATTTTTAATCTGCATAAAAGTATCAATGATGTCTTGGTCTATATCACCTTCATATGGAACAGATAACTGCTGATTGATTTTAGTAAAGATATTATTTAAACGAGAATTCTGTTGTTGAATCACAGACCAGTTTGGCTCTTTAATATCCTTTGCGGAAAGATACTTTTGAAACTCATCCTTGCGAGTGAATCCCATCGCTTTACGAAACTCTTTGGTCATACCAAAAACTCTTCCAACGATGGCTGTTCCATCAGTGCATCTCTTAACCATGCCTTACCAACTGCAGTAATTGCTGTTTGAGTTTTGGCTTTCTTCTTCTCACCCCACTTGTAGGATTCCAAACCTTCAGCACGGAATTGATCCCTTGCTTTGTATGGTGGTAATGCTTGTAGTGGGTTCACAATGGCATTATTACGATAGTCTATTTGTTCCACCCTCGTAGGAAATAATGGTTGGTCAGATCTGAGAGAGCCAGTTGGATCGACTGCCCAGAAGATGAGACCATTTTTATTGTGCCATGTAACGGAAGATGGAGTGCATGACATTTTAAGTCGTTGAGTTTTTCTTTCTTCAACTGCGTATTTGATCCAAGCATCCCAGCATTTACTTGCATAACCATTTCCTTCTTTACCTTCAAGTGTAACAATTTCATATAGATTCGCATAACCATCACGATTGAATGTGGCAAAGATTAGCGAAACAACATCACCATTTACTTCAAGTGCCAGTGGAGGTGCTTTATCATAATTGTGGAAACGATACCACAATGAATGTGCAGCTGATAAGAATTTGGTGTTCTTACCAGCTGGACTATTTTTAATTAACTCTTCAACTCTTGTTGAATTAACAAAGTTCATGTTGTAAGTCCACCGCATCTGCAATATCTTCTTTTTCGATAGTCATTGCTAGTTGGTCATCAAATGTAATGTAATGGTTCATTAAAGTATTAATCGGGAATCCTGGAACTTCTGCTCGTTTTATAACATCAGCAGTAGAAGTAATTATACATCCATTTGAGATAGATGTCAAATATAATGGACGCTTGCCATTGCGATAAAATCTAATAACTTTATCAACATGCAACTCCACGACTGCAAGACTAGAATATTTCCAATGTTGTAATGGTGAGTAGTGTTCCAACGAACGAAGCAATAACTCAGTATCGTTTTTACCCTCACATTTATAACCATGAAGTAATTCCCAGTCTTCATAAAGTTCTTGAGTGATAACTCCATTGTGAACCACAGAAACATTCTCATTGGCAATTGGTTGATTGAATTCTAAATCGCTGGTGCTGTAACGACAGTGACCAATTAGATAAAGATTACCATCTTCATTGACATAACTTGGAAAGTTGAATGGGAATTCATCGGCAGGTACTGGTCTCTTCTCAGTGATAATCTTTCCATGTTTAACATAAGAGATTCCAGTAGCGTGCATCCCTCGAATCTTAGACTCAAGGAACACACGATGTAGCATTAAGAAATCCTCGGCACGAGGTTCTTTAATAATGGCTCCAATGACTGAACACATTAGAAGAATCCTTCAAGTGAGTTTGCCTTTTCTGCTTCTGGATGATACTTCATTAGAGTTTCACGACCAAGTTTACTTTCAAGGTATTCATACCACTCATCAGATTCCCACATTGATGGACTGACACCATTCCAAAGATGTCGTTGTGAACCATCTTCATACTTTTGGTCTGGGTGTTCTTTGTTAGTTCTACGATGTTCAACAAAGTCATAACGACAATCTTCATATTGTTTAGAACCCAACTCAAGCATCTTCTCACGGAAGTAAACAACCAATGAAATTCTCTCTGCTTCTTCATCAAGCAATTCAATTTGAGTATTGCCATGCATAACTTCATGATTGTTAATCAACAGCAAATCTCCAGGTCTTGGATTGACAGCAACACGATACTCTGGTGCTACCAAATAACAACCTGTATAGTTACCATTGTTTGTTAGAGTCAATAGATTAGATAAACCAGCAGTAAAGTCACCAGCATCGTAGTGACAAGCAGTTCTAAAAGATTTATTAACAGTGACAGTGGTGAATGGAGTTTCAGGAACTAAGAAAGCAGGATCTAGTTTCTTTGCTGCTTCCATTTGATTGTTGTATCTCCATGGCAACAATTCTTTGAAACCTTGCGCAAGTTGCTGTAAGAATGGATATGACATGGCAAACTTTGCTGGCTCACGAGCAGTATAAGAAGTCGCACGACCATAAGGAATGCGAGGATAACGATCGAACCAACCAGCAATACCAGACATAACACCATTGGCATAGGTAGTTGCACAGACATACGCTTTCTCTACTCGTCTGGCTTCCTTAACCATTTCAGATGCGTCTAACTTACGAACTTTCTCCACCCATTCGTTGAATACAAATCCGTCTTTCTTAACTGCTTGAATACCCCAAACATTATTTCGTGTAGATGGTTTATCAGTCTTACCTTCGTGCTTGGCTTTAATAACATCAATTGGATCTCCGTCCAACGATGCCTTTGGATTCAAGAAGTAATCAATAATTTCTGATTCGTATTCAGTGACCCATTCACGATTACCCAACTTCTCTGCTCTTGGACCTGCAGCCATACCTCTGTTCTGAGTTTCAGTTGCAGCTTCACGGAGACCAAAGTATGCTTGGTCTTGCTGTTCTTTACTGAAGTAGTTCTTGCGGAATTTTAAAACAATTCTGTCTTCAGAGTATGTTAACTCTGGATGTCCAGGAATTTCTGGCATATAAACATCACAGTCCTCTTCAATGAGGAAATCATAATGACTCTCATCTGGGAATTGACCCATCATGTGAGACATATCATGTTTCTGTTTTGCTACGATTACCTTAGTCATATTCTCTCCTAAAACTTAAATCCGTCAAATGATTCTGCTTTTTGTCTGCGACCAAAATTACTTTTATCAAACATTGGTTCATCGTCATCATTCTTTCCCGAGTCACTCAGCGTTTGTGCCGATGCTTCTACATCATACAGTTTCATCTTCGCTCGATCAACTCCAATAACAAATCTCTTATAGAAACTTGGATCGTTATAGCGATTCTTTAACTGCTTAACAATAATCTGATTCAATCCTTCCAACTCTTCATTACTGACCAAAGCAAACATAAAGTCAGCTGTCGCTGGCAAGCCAAAAGATTCAGAGGTATCTTCAAGTCCTGGATCCGAGTTTGTGAATCCAGAACGAGTCGTTTGCGTTGCTGATACAATGGGAACATTATACTCAACTGCCAATCCTCTTAGTTCTTCTGCAATGCTCTTAATATATGTATAAGAGTTAATTGAGCCACCTTGCTTCATTCTTTGACTGGCACAAATATTGAGATAGTCAATGAAGATAATGTCAGGTTTAAATTCTCGTTTCAACTTTAGTTCTTCCAGCAAAGCACGGAAGTGACCAGAGTGAGCACCAGCAGTTGGATATTCTTTGACAATTAGTTTACCTTTAGTCTTGCTTATAATCTTAGCAATACGACTTTCGTAGATATCCCTGTCAATAACTTTTAGTTCATCCATGGTTAGGTTAAGAAGATTCGCATCAATCCTTTCAGCGATTCGTTCTTCTGCCATTTCCATAGTTATGTATAATACATTTTTACCTTGGCTTAGGCAACCAGCACCCACATGGCACATAAACAAAGACTTACCAACACCAGTGCCAGCAAGACAAATGTTAAGGGTTTTCTTTGATAGCCCACCCTTAGTGATTTTATTGAACATGTCAAGGTCGAATGCAACCTTCTCTTCCACCCTGTGATAAAAATCATACCTTTCATTGTGGTCATCAAGATAGTCATGCCCAATATGATTGTCAAATGAAACGGCAAGAGCATCAGAAAGAATAGAAGGGATAGCATCTTTCGTGTGTTGCTTGTCGTTGCCGTCAATGATTCGGATTGCCGAGAGAACTCCATTATAAATTGCCCTATCTTTACAAAACTTTTCAGTATGTTCTAACATCCAGTCTGCATTAACTGGTTCCTGACTCAATGTACCGATAAAGTCGCCAAGTTCAGACAACTCTTTATCGTTGAGATCTTTTCTATTACTAATTTCAATCTGTAGGATTTCTTTGGATGCTGGTTTGTTATACTTTGTGAAGAAAGAAACAATCTCGTCTGCCAAGATTAATTCTTTGCGCTCTGCAAAATATTCTTTCTTGATAAATGGAATTACTTTACGACAATAGTTCTCATCAAATATCAGATTGCTCAGAATCTTTTGTTCTATTCGCATCAATTTCTGTTCCGCCTGTATATGTTAAATTATTTTCTTCCACACCTTGATGCAGCAATTCTTGTAGTATATCACCTATGTATGCTTCAAAAGGTTTGAAGTCTGTCATACCTTTATCAGCATTCTCAAGTATCTCATACTCAAACTTTAAATGCAAGGAGTCATTCTTTTCATCTGGATCGAATGAAACCTTTCCATAAGTATAAATTATACCCTCAAACGCACCTTCAGTCAACTTAATTGCTTGAAGTCCACTGTGTTTGTGTTCAAGAACTTGGTATCTAAAATTACTCATCGAACTCTAACTCTTCCAATGCTTTGTCTAAGTCATCTTCTTGCATCATCTGTCCACCTTGACCCATTGAATATTTGTTTTTTACAAAATCATAGAACTCTTTGTTCGTAAGAATAGGTAACCAGAACTCTTTAGTATCAGTATCTTTCAAACGATATTTCTTATCTTCTACTTCTCCAGTAGATGGATCACATTTGGAATACCATCCATTAGAGGGTTTGACCACATGCTTGGATTCAAGCGCAATGTCAAGTAGACCAGACCACTTACTAAGACCACCATCAAAAGATACGCTAACAGGTATCTTAGATTTTTCTTTAACATAGCGAGACTTCTCCACATTGATAATAAAATTATAACCAGTCAATTCAGATCCATCTTTTTCTTGCTGGCGACCAAGAATAAAGATGTTGTCAGCTGAATAATAAGAACCAGTACCACCACCAACGATGTCCTTTGGATATAATCCAATCTCTTTATATGTATGATTTACTACAACAAGAGGAATATCTTTCATTGATAGATGAGGTGTAACCATACGGAACAAAGACTTCATCTGCTTTGCACGACTCATGTCAGCAACTGCCTTCATGTCTAGTGCATCTTCTACTTCTTTCTTGGAAGCGAGGTTTCCGATTGAGTCGATGACGATGATGAGGTGGTCACCTCTTTCGATGGTTGACAATTGTTGCATGATGTCGAACTTGAGTTGTTCAACATCTGTAACAGGAGTATGGAGCACCCGCTTAGTATCAATACCAAAGGTATCAAAATAACTTTGCGGAGTACCAAACTCAGAATCATAAAACAGTAACGCTGCATCTTCATACTTGTCCAAATAAGATTTTGCCATGAGCAAACTGAAGGCTGTCTTGAAGTGTTTACTTGGACCAGCCCACATTGTCAATCCTGGAGTAAGACCACCATCAAGACGACCAGACAAAGCCACATTGATGATTGGAACTGAAGTAGGAATCATATCCTTCTTTACGAAGAACTTTGATACATTAAGAACTGCGGAGTCTTTAATGGTTGAGTTCTTTTTAATTTTATCTAGTATGCTCATATTAACCTTTCAGGAATTCTAACAATTTTTCTTCTGTGACTAAACCAATTTGTCGTCTAATTTCTTTACCAGTGTCATCAACTAAAACCATAGTTGGAACAGATCGAACTTTATATTCTTGCGCCATCATCATTTCATTATCTATATCGTATTGTTCAATTGGAATATCGATTTTATCTTTGGCACCATTGATTACCATTGTAAGTCCTTTGCATGGACCACACCACTCGGCATAAAATTTTAACAACTTCATTTATATCTCCTATTATACAGTAAGTTTTGTTGCAAGGCAACTATGGATTGTTCTTGGAATGTGGAACATCAAACACAAATGTAATACGAACTATGTCACCAACATTCTTAGTTCCGTGGGATAGTTTGTTGTTGAACCATATTAGATCTCCTGCATCAATCTTTACAGATTCTCCACCAACAGTGTAAACATATGAGCCTTGGATTGCAAGATGGTATCTGTCTCTTGTTTGGTAGTAATCCCCAATATCGATATGCTGTCCAACTTCTCCACCAATAGGTAAAGAAAGGAATCCACATCTATCAAATTTCTTAAAGTTTCGTTTTAAGAATCCTATAATTTCCGTATGTCTATTATATGCTGGAGTTTTACTAGATATTTCGCTGTCACCAACATAGTCTTCTTTTTGTGCAACAACACCAACAACTAATTGTAGTACACCTGCTTGAACTGCAGGAAATCCTTGATCATTAACAAGATCTCCTACACCTTCCATATTCTTTTGTGCACCCCAGTCCTCTGGGTATTGCTGCAATTGTTTTAGTATCTTAGAAACATTGATACCTGTTTTGATAACTCTAATGTTAGCCAAAGAAATCCTCCAGTGAACTTTCTTCTTGAGTCTTCCAACCTAGTGGTTCAATTACAATTTGTAATGCATCAAGGAATACCTTCTCAAACATCTTGTCATAATCTATGTATGATTCTAATTTAAACTCTTTTGGCAAAACCTGTGGAAATGCAATCACATCTTCTTGGAAGGGATTCGGTGTACGAACATATACAAAACGAATCTTATCTCCATCACGAATTGGTTGATACTTCTTATCTATTCCCATACGCTTACAGTGATGATTGAACAGCAATGCACCACGAACATGGATTGGTGTACCCTTTGTATAAATCGGACTGCCAGTATACTGCTTCAATCCATTCACACCTCTC